GCGCAACCACATCGTCGGTTACGGTGGACTCAAGCGGCCATTGGAGGGTTGTGTCGGCGGTTATGGTCAGCGCGAGGTAAGTCACCTGCGATGGGTAGATCGTCGTCCCGCCAAATACCGTCGTGTAGGCCATCTAATCCTCCTTCCTGACCGCAGCGCGGTCAAGAACCTTGGCCAAATCTTCGCCGTTCAACATGGCCGCCGCTCTATCGTACATGCCTTGCCACACGGGTATGCGCTCATCGTTCTTCAAGAACGGAGTGGCCTCCAGCAAAGTACCATAAAGCAGAAGCTGGGGCGCATATTCAGTGAGCCAGTTGGTTTGGTGCACGTCGTCGAGGAGCGGGGGGAGTTCATAGTACAGCACCTCGAACGGGTACTCCTCGTCTGGCGTCGGAGCGAACAGCCAATGGTCGTAATCGTAGTCCGAGTAGAATAGCGGCTCGTCCGTCACACTCTCGTTCGGCCAGTATGAGCGAAGGTACTCGTAGCTTCTCGTGACCAGCAGGTTTCGATTGGTGTTGCTGGCCCCGGTCCCGATATTTATGCTGACGACATCCCTCCAGCGGTCAGGCTTGGCGTACACCGATTGCCCGATCACCATGGTATCGGTCACAACATTGATGAAGCCCTGGACCTTGAGTTCGCGCGCAATTCTTCGCTCGGCGAGGTTGATGAGCCTCGGCAGTTCTTCCGCGAAGATTTCATCAGACGTGCCTGAGCCGCGCTCAAGATAGCGTTGAGCGTCTTGCTTCAGGGTATCGAAGGTCATGGTCGTCGCCATACAGCACCTTTCAATGCTACTTGGACGCCGCCGCCTTCTGCCAAGCCTCGACCGTCAATCGGTGCTTTATAGCGCAATCGGCGTAAGCTGTCACGGCGGATACCTCCCAGGCCAACCTGTCCGGGTCGGCGAAGGGGGTGGGAACTAGAAGCAACGCTTCGCAGCTAGCGGCTAGGTTTGCCGGAAGCTGCGGTATTTGCGCGCTCGATCTGAAGGTTGAGCAGCCCGACAGCATCAGCAGGAGGGACGCACACAGCAGGCACTTCCACATCTCGGTAAATCTCTCTGATAGTGTTTACGGTCCTCGTCCCGGCGTAGACGACACTGGAGCTGGCGTCCTCGTACTTCGTGGACAACTCGGCCACTTGGGCGCGAAGCTCATCCTCCAGCTTACGCGAAGCCTCGGCCATTTCAGCCGCCTCGACCTTAGCCTTGTTGCTTCGCACGTTGTACCCGGTGGAGAAACCTCCGAGTCCTGAGATTAGCGTCAAAGCGACAACGCCGCCAACCAACCACGTCGGGGGTATCATCAAGCTACTCTCTCCACTTGTAGTGTGGCCGAGGAGGTCGCCGGATACGCTGGAGGGCCTACCACGGCTGCGGTAGCGTCCAGCGTAACGTTAGAATTCTCAGGAAGCCACATGACCTGAACATACTGCCCCGCAGTAACCTCGACGAGATAGGCTGCTCCGAACAGCTGTTTACCACCATCTCCTGTTTTAGGGACATTGGTAAGGTTCGTTGAGTTAGTTACGTCAGTTCCGTTCCGCCGCAGCCAAATTAGAATGTCGTGGTCTGAAGCGTCCGCGTTTAGCGCCTGGGCATTGAGCGACAGCCTATAGGTCCCGGCCGCAGCCAGAGTCACTCTCGTAAGGTTAGAGCCGTCGGTTACTACCGTAACCCCGGCCCCCGTCACGCCCGTTGACGCGAAGATGATGGCCGTGGGCGTGCTGACGTTCCCCGTCTGGTCCGCAGCGCTGTAGAACGAGGCGTAAGCTCGCCCCGCCAGATCGGCGAAGGGTATGGTGGCGGAGGCCGTAACAGCTGACGTGCCGTTCCCGCTGAGGTGCCCAGTCAGAGTAACCCCCCCGGTTCCCCCATTGGCTACCAGGAGAACATTGGCGGCATCGGTAGCGAACGCCGCAGCAACGTCCGAAGCCGCCACCTTTACCGAAGCCCCGCTTTGGGCCAGTTCCAGAAGCTCAGTTCCGACCAGCGGGGTGCTGGCCGCGTTCATGTCAGTAATTTTGATGTTAGCCATCTTCGACGCCTTTCATTTTCTCAACGGTGCGCGCGGCCACAAAGGGCGTGAGCGATGCAACCAAAGCAGCCAAACCAACTAGGTCCGCGCCGACACCAGATACCAAAGGCACCCATATGCCGTTAACCAGAAGCGATCCAGCGATACCCAAACAAGTCAGCGGGCGCCACCACTTACGAACGAAACAGAGCGCTGTATCCTGCACTCGGAGAACACCCTTGCGCCAAGTCACGCCTCGTTCTCCGAAAGTCCGCCGGTCGCCGATTTCTGAACAGTCCCCGCCTTTGGCACGGTTATCCCGGGCGGCCAACGGATGGCGCCCAGCCTGCTCTTAGAGATGCGAGTTATGCTCACACTGTCCGATTGGTTGCCCCCGAGGATGTGGTAGGCGGTCGAGTCCTCCCCTACATACAGGCCCACATGCCCTCCGCCGGAGCGAGTAAACACCAGCACCGCCCCAAGGGCGGGCTTAATCAGGGGGGAGCCCCATGCGCCCCAAGCAGAGGCCCGCACCGCTATGGGAGGGGGTTCAAAGCCGTTCTCGAACATGACATGCGCAACGAAGGTCCCGCACCAAGGCGTCTCGTCATCCGTGACGGTGATCCCGAGCCTTCGGCCAAGAGCCTTTATCCAACCCATAATCGCCGAGTTGTGCTTGGGACCTTTGATCTCCTTGATCCCTATTTTCGTTCTGGCGTATCTAAGCCAAACAGGTTCAGTCATCGGTAGACCTCTCGTATGCGGTTCTTTTGGTTTATTAACTCACGCCCCCGCCCGCTCGGAAAGGACCAAAACGAGCGGGCGGGGGCGTCCCGGAATGAGCACTCTCCGGGCTAGTTAACCGCTAGGGGTCTAGCGGCAAGTCGGGCCTGCAAAACGGAAGCGTGATAGTGTCGGGTTGTCTTGCAGGCAAACGGTAGGGGTCAAACTCGTCCAGGTCTTCTTTGCACACCCGCAACCCCGGTGAGTTCGGGTCGGAATACAGTTCACCCAAAGGAAATTTCCGGCTGCACCGCGCGCAAAGTGCGATCCCAAGGGTAGAGTTTCCGCGAGTATCAAGGAAAATGGGCATTTCCTCTACCTCGTGTACATGGATATGTTTGGCGCCCAGCGAATAGGCGAGTTATCCCGCTCTTCGGCGCGGGCGCTACTAAGCTCTTCAGCCGCCTTCGCGTCTAGAATCGGAATCAGGTCCAGCGAGACTTCAGGAAGCTCCAAAGCCAACTTCGACGCCAGTTTAGCTACGACGGCCTCGTACCACCGTTGGGGAAGCTCAAGCTCTTGTGTGAGGGTTCCCACGTCCATGATCTGACGTTGGCGCCACAGGACGATCTGATAGACCGTGGCGGCCGCGTTCGGCACCGGCCACAGATGCATGATCGGCTGCGAAACCTGACGGTCGAACCAATACTGAAGCGGACGGTTGTTCTGGAACGCCTTGTTCGGAAGATTGGTGTAGTCATCCCGGTTCAAACGGGCCAGGGGAATTTCCGTCGGCATGTTACCGAGATAGATGTCCGAGAAGCCCAGAGTGCTGCTCGTAGCCCGAACGCGGAAGTAAATGGCGGCGGTGCTGTTAGACAGATCGTACCACGTCCACTGTCCGGAAACCGCTTCGGGGGTCTCAGACTGGATGGTGGTCCACGCCACGTTGTCGTCCGAACGCTCAAGGGCGATCGGCGCGGAAGCCGCCGACCACAGCACTCCGACGGTGGACACGAAGGTGGCCCCGGTGAACTCTACGGTGTGGCTGGTGGCCGTATCGGTGTCCGTCCCGGTGACTCTCTGAAGGTACCTCAGGTTCGAGTTCAGGATGTCTACCGTGCCAACATCTAACGTCACATCCCCAACCCCACCGTAAAGTGGGTAAATCTGCTTCTCGATGCACCAGAGCTGAACGCCCTCGTTCACGAGACTGGACAACAGCAGATAGAGCTGGTCCTTGGCGATATCTACGTATTCAGACGTGATCTGCTGGGCGGTCAGACGGCAGCGGCGCACGGCGCTGTCGATGACCTTGCGCGTGTTGAAAACCGTGGTGCTGACAGTGTTTGAATAGGCCATTTCAAGTCCGCTGTGCTCGTTTCACGGCCCGCCATCATGGGTGGACTTGTCGATTGACCATAATACCCGTTAAGGGGTCGGGTGTAAAATCTACTTCTTTCGGGGCTTAGCGACCTTCTTACGGGGCCCCGCACCCCTCCCCAACACGGCCAGGCCCCCTTTAGCAAAGCCTGTGGGCGGCGGCGCGGGGGATGCTTGCCCCGGAGCTTGTTGAAACGACACCGGGTTGAACAAAGGACCGCGCGACATGCTCATGTTCGCCATGCCGGCGGCGAGAGGACCCCCGGGAGGCGGCCCACGGCTGACTGCGCTTTGGAAAGGAGAGGGTGCGGCCCCCAGCGCCCCCAGGGGGAGACCGGGGCGGGGGGCCGCACCGGGCGCGGGGGACAGAGGAGACAACGGCCTCCCCGCGCCAATGCCGATGGCTTCAGCCAACTCTCGACCCGCATTTATAGCACGTTCGCCGAACATAGCTAGTCCTACAAAAAACAGAGGGGAGTCAGAATTGATCGCTGCATCATCGCGCCCCTTCAGTCGGCGGGCGGGACGCCACCAGGAAAGGAAGCGGCTCAGTCTCGACAAAGCGGGTCTGTAACCCGCAGTTGTAGGTGTCACGGATGGAGTAGGTCGCCGGGCCGAGTGGGCTATCGGCTGGGATCGATGCCTCGTAAGAACTCTCCCTCGGCTCGCCCCCCTTTGAGTACCGCGCGCCCGGCAGCTTAGCCGTCGAGTCGTTCTGGAAGCCGACGAAGTATTGCGTCGAAACCAGACAGGACGGATCGAGCGGTGATTCCGACCAGACCGACAGGCGCACCGAACCGGACCCCCTCGCCGCGACCGCCCCTCTGGTTGGAGTAACCACTGGTGTTTCCATCGAAACCCGCAGGATTGTTGCGGGTGGCGGGCGGAATAAAACCAGAACGGTCAACGCCACCATCGAGCAGAAGGTTAGCGTCACCATAGACCAAAGGGCGAGCTTGCTAAGTCCGGGGCGCTCTGTGAGAGATGCCAACGCGGCCTGCATCAAACTACCCCCCGACCCAGCACGAGAGACACCAGCGCCGCCAGAACCGAAGTACAGATAATCGCCGAGATTGAGAGAATGATCTTTTGGTGTAGCGTTACCTTCTCGCGCAGGTTGTCGAACGCTTCATTCGTGACGTAGCTCGACTCAAGCTTAGCCTGAATCTTTTGCACATCCCCTTGGAGCGCCTTGGTCCGCTCATCAATGCGAGCGAGGATGACTTCTGGAAGCTCGTCGGACACTATTAGTCCCTTTATGCTGGTGTCAGCTAACCACGAAGTTGGCGCCGCTGTACAGCCCGAGCCTGTCCCGCCACGATCAGGGTGGAGCTGAGTCCACTCATTAGCCTTGGATACCCGCTTGGATAACAGTGAACACAAGACTGCCAGCGCCACTGTTGATGTTCACTCGGGCAGCAGCAGGAATGTAGACGTAGCTGCCTTGCCTATTAACGGTCTCCGCCACCATGTTGGCGTCCGGATGGTCGATCCAAGTCAGCGCGTCGTAGGTGTAGGGCGTGTCCAATGTCTGCTGGACAGTCCAGTTGACCGTTCCGGTAACCACCACTTGGAGAGACACCTCAGGGCGCCCGTTCCAATCCAGGGGGATGTTGGGTGAAGACGCCACAGCGTTCGTGCCGACGGTTAGAGCATCGGCGGCGTTGATTGAAATGGTTACGGAAGTCACGGTCTTGAAGCTCAAAGCGGTAGCAACGGTGGTGTTGTTCACCCCGGTTACTGTCTCGCTGATTGGATTGCCTTGCCAGTCGGTTCCGACGTAGGTGAAGGTCGCCCCTGTCTCGTCCGCAGTCGTGGTCAGAAGAATCTGCCGCTGGACGTCCAGAACGGCCACGCCGTCGGTGACCAAAGCCCCGTCCAGAGTAAGTAGACCGGCTCCGGGGGTCTGTGTTTCAGCGATGCCATCGGCGTCTGCCGTAGCCAAAGGACCCACAGTTACAACGATAGGGCGCATAGCGACTCCTCAAAGTAGAGGACGGGGGGCGCAAGCCCCCCGCCGTTATTAGGCAGCCGCAACAGCAATGCCGGTGGTGGCGCCCGTCGGGACAGCGCCGTCAACGAAGACTTGCGCCAAGGTGGTGGCGTCGTAGCCGAAGCTGGAGATGCCGACAGCGGTCGAGTTCTTGAACAGAAGCAGTCCGCCGGCGGAAGCCGCCATCTTGGCCACGCCAGTCATCTGAGTGGAAGTGGACTTCACATTGTTGATGAAGGAGCAGTCATCGAAGAGGGTGAAGCGGTCGATGGCCGAGGAGGCTGCGGTGATAACCACAAGACTGGTCGCCGAGCTGGTCTGCACCGGGAACAGGCATTTACGGAACACGTTGCGGGTAGCCGCAGAAGCCAGTTCCAGAGAGGCGTTGGCCACGGTGCGGGTCGTGGTGTCCAGACCGATGGTGCAACCCTCGAAGGTGCTCTCGGAACCGCCCGACAGCTTGAGGGAACGGGAACCAGAGTTCTGCGCCGAGGCCGCGTCGCCCATGCCACCGAACTGTACGTTTCCGTAGTAGTTGCGTTGGCCGGAATCCGTCCAGCAAATCTGGCTGGTCGTTCCTGTATCGAAGCCGTGGAACGTGGAGAAGTTGATGAACGCACACCCGGAGGCGGTAACGCTGACCAGACTGGCGAAGGCTGCGACGGCTGCTGTGGGGGCGATACGAGCGCGTTGGGCGATGCCGGTCGGAGCGGTCATGCCTACGAGGTGGGTGGCGTTCTTGGACCAGACGAGAGTTGCGCTGAGCCGTTGGGTGGCGGTAGCAGCGCCGTCGCCCACGATGACGACGACATCGTTGTTGCCGGCCGTACAGCGATCGTGCGCCCCGGCCAAGGTCTTCAGAGGATTCTCAGGGGTGCCGATGTTGCCGTCGGCGCCGGTTTCGAAGTCCACGAAGAAATAGTTGCCGCTGAAGGGAATGCCGCCGATGCCACCCATGACGGGCACGCCGAAGCTGGTGATCCCGTTGGGGAAGTTGGTAAGGGTCATCTTTCGACTCCTTGGAGGATTGCTGAGTAGGAAACGTCTCGCCTTATTGGCGCTACGCCAGTTGTTTTGGTGTCAACTTTCCCGAGCAGATCATTCCAAGAATACCGTGGTCGCCTGCGACCACGCACAGGCATTCCGCCAAGCTCTGCAACCGAAAGTTCTCAGGGGAGAACCGTGCGACGATAGCACCCGTGTTACGGTCCTCTAAAAATGGGGACCTATACCTAATATAACAGACTAGCGGGGTATGTGGCTAGGGGGTCAGCGCCGCCGATTTCAAACTGAGACACTTCCCTTTATTTGGATCGTGTTGTCCTTTTGGGAGTTTGATGATAGAGGGTGGTTAGAACTCGGGAGCCACTCATGACGCTGCTTGAAATGATGAACGACCTTGTGGCGCGGGGCTTGCCCGTCCCCACCGACCTCGTCCAGCCCCGCAGGCCAACTCGACTGATTTACGCAC